TCTCGTGTTGCATCCGCATCACCTACCGAACTTAAACCCATAATACTTGTTCCTGAAGGAGACGTATTTAGGAAGTCAACTGTTCCTGCGGTAGCTGTACTAGTCAGGTAAATACCTTTAAGTCTACTTCTACCTGCAAATATAACATCTGCTGCCGATCCATTAACTCCAGCACTTACGTTCCCTGCTGGATTGCCTACAGCGGAAATACCCGAAATAGTCAAAAAGTATTTAGTTCCCGTAGCTGTCCCAGCGTTAGCTCCTGTAATCGATTCTGTTTGAGCATCACCATTAACATCAGTTCCAGTCACTGTAAAGGACTTAGCCGCATCATTACCCGCAGAAAGAATCGTTACAATTCTTCCATGACTAAGTGCAACAGCACCGCCTGAAGCTAACGCACCACCTATTACAAGTGCTGCGTTATCCCCAACGGCGGCTGCTACTGATATCCCATCAGCGTCTAAAGCTACTGTATCAGCAGTAATAGTGACTGCTTTTACATCTGAATATCCTGCCATGGATTACTCCTTAGATGATACCCGTGAGGTTAATTAACGAATAATCAGTAGTTACGTTAACAATCATAACTGTACCGATTACTTGTATAACATCTCCTGCGGCGGGTCCGACAGCTCCTGCGGCTCCTAGTGGAACTGCATGATTACCGACAACCAAAGTTCCTGAAGTTAATACCGCTTGCGGACCTGAAACTGCAAACCAACCGTAAGCACTAGCCGCCATGTCAACGACTGTTACACCTAGTGTAGCGCCTGTAGTTGTAGCGGCTTGAACAATTTGACCACTTCGTGGATCAGGAATTAAAGTAACTCGTGAACTTGTTGTAATCGCTGTTGCTAGATCATCGTAGCAAGTAATTACTATTGAAGGATCGGCTGAGTGATCGTGTGCTGGATTAGACTGTATCCGAAGCATCTGACCTTCACCAGCAGCATCATTAATATATAAATAACCACCTGCATATTGATTAAGCGTTATATCGGTTCCTGCGGTTTCAACCGAGATTGCAGTTTCACCAGCAGCTACACCAGCAGTTGGTGTTAGATCAAAATGATGCGCTATTGAGGCAGCGTGAGTCACACACTTACCTGCGGTAACTGCAGTTGCCGCTAGTCGACCATAACTATAAACAGTGTTGCCGTAAAGCAATCGACTGCCTAAAGGAAATAATTGAGAAAGCCCAGAAGTGAAAGGGTCTACTGTACCATACTGGCTACCGCCCTTACCTACGATGAAATCAGCGGGGCCATAACCTGTTGCTGCTGCATATTGAATATGTTCACCAGCATCAGTAAAAATATTGCCATCTGAATTGATTACTAAACCATCGGTGATAGTTCCAGTTGCGGTTGCTACGTCAATAGTTTTGAAACCATTTTCGGACCGGACAGGCCCATTGAATGTAGAATTGCCCATAATTTTTTCTCCTGAAAAAATAGGTCTTATCGTCTTGGGTTGTCTGCTAGGTCAGTCGATAAAACAAAAGTAATAAGTCCTAGTCCTCCGATTGTATATCATTAATCTACAAAAGAAAAGGGAGCCGAAGCTCCCTTTACTCAACTCAACTTAATGAATTAGGCTCCTGGAGATCCGAAGATGCCTCTCCAATCGCTCCAACCAAAGCTGTAACGCTCTCGCGCCTTGTATCGTACATTACCAGTCTCGAAGTCGCCTTCCATACTAGTTGATACAGGAGTTCGAACGAAGTGCTTCAGACCGTTCGGAACATCAGTTTTGATGAAAAACGCATCAGTATCTGTTAGATAATGATTAACAACATAGCCTTCTGAGATCATTCCCATATTTCTAATTGCATTAATATCATTATCTGAAGTACCAACTCGTCCTGGAGTTTCTAACAACCTATCAGCAACAAACTGCAAAGCAGGTGGAATGATTAACTTCCGTGCTTGTGCATTAACTTTAAGGTTTCGTTCATCTTTGAAGTCTGCGATATCAATCAACGCTTGTTCAAGTGAAGTTTCATTCAAGTCTGCTGCAGTCGATAGCTCATTTTTCAGAGACACGTTAGAAACAGTAGGGTGAGCAGTAGAACATAGCTCTACACCATCACCACCAACATATGAAGAACTAAACGCATTGTTCAATACGTTAGCCGCTTTCACTTGCTTGGTCTGTTGCATAGATCGTGCCAAAGCGCGTGTGTATCGTGAAGAAAGAGTATCGTAAAGGTTATCTTCGATAGCTTCTTCGGTCAACGCAAATGCTAGTGCAACGGTCTCGTGTGTGAAACGTGAAGTCCAAGACTCTTGAGCTGTGTCATAAATGACAGCGGCTCCTTCGCCTTTAGTTGGAGCTTCACCAAAACCACTCAACATTACTTCTTCCTCAAACGCTCGTTCAGAGGTTTCGGTGTCGAAGATGTCTTCGTGCTCATTGTTGTATCGCTCATACTCTAATCCAAAAAGAGCATGGAGTCCAGGAACTAGTTCTTTAACTAGTTGTGCTCTGTTAATCGCCATTAGTTATCTCCTTAGATTAAACAGCAAATGTGTTAGTCGGGAATGTGAAATATCCTCTCGCATAAGCACCAATAGAGTTGCTTGGTTGCGAGGCGAATCCTACACATAACGCTACACCACTTGAAGTAGTTGCGGTTGCCCCTTCCTTAGATCGGCCAGTGGTAGTGCTACCAGCAGTCGTAGAAAGAGTATATTTAGACCCAATAAAGCTTACAGCAGGAGTTCCTGCAGTAAATTGAGCCTCGTAAACAACAGCAGGATCATTATAGATCAATGCTTCTGCGTCGTCTCCACCTAGTGTTGCAACACCGCCAGTCCAAGTCTTTGAAAACGTTGGAGTGCCATCAGTTGCGGTATAAAATACCCCGTAGAACACACCTATAGGAGTGGTAGTCGCTGTTCCTTGAATAACGTAACCACTTGATAAAGTTACAACATCTCCACTGAAGATTGATGCTGAAGTCTCACTAGCGATTCTCATTTTCGCAGGACGAATAACACCACCATACATATGATATGCAGGTGTAAAACCATCGGGTTTATCTGTATTAGCCATTGTAATCTCCTTTGCTTAAATACATAGTTATTGTTTAAGTGCCTTTATTGGCGTTTTTACTGCCAAATGCAACTTTAGAACTCCTTTGGATGTCTCCATCTCGTATAGGCATTCTACCGTCGCTCTCTCGCATGAAGTTATGATCTACACCGTCCATAGCAGATTTTGCTTGGTTTTGGAAATAAGCTGTTCGCTCATTTGCGGTTTCGACAGGTACTTTTGCTAGAATAAGCCCACCAACTCCAATGACTCCTATGTTGCTTCCGCTATCTATAGTAGGGGCTTCGAATTCAGGATAATCTTCTGCTCTCACAGGCTCATATCCTTCTCTAATACGTTTAGACATATTAGATTTATCATCTTGTCCTCTAGTAGCTTCACGAATCCACCGGAATTGATATCCAGCAGGTGCTTCAGGAGCGTCTAACATTGATGGGGGTTTCCAGGGTGTTCTGCGAGTTTGAGAGGCTCGTGTCTCTGCAGATCGTGAGTTACGACCAGTGACGTCTTTTTTATCTTCAGTCATTTTATACTCCTTCTATATGCTTGGCATATTCTTCAAGCGGTACATTCAGCCGTTTAGCAATCGCTACTTGACTGGGTGAAAGCCTGATTTTGCGTGAGGATCTTTTACCACCAGCACCACGGCTAGAGGCAGCAACCTGTTGCACGGGGGCAGATTGCTCTTGTGAAAATTTGTGTGGGAAATTGTCTTGCATACGTTTGTCTACTTCGTCATAATACCTATCCGAAGTGGGGTCTACTCCACCCTCAACAAGTTCTTTATGTATTCCAAATGCCGCAAACGTCATTGCGTTGTCATCTCCAAACCATGAGTTATTGGCCGCCCATCGCTCTGCTTTTGGATCGGGTCCACTGGCTTGAGGCTGTAAGGTTGGCCGATACGCTTGAACAGGAGCTTCTTGAGGCTGATTGCGGCTTCTAACTTGTTGCTGCGCAGATAATCGTCTTAAATTCTCTGCTTCAGCACTTACTCTAGAAAGGGTTTCTGTTGCATCAGCAACCGCCCCACCGTCTCCTGCGTCTTGCGCATCTCTTAAAAGAGCTTTTGCTCTTTGGATTTCTGATTGTACTCTATTATCGTACTCTTTGAAAAGGGAAGAATCGGAGTTCTTTAATTTTTCCTTCAAAGTTGTTGCCGTTTGATTAACGCTTTGAGCATAATTAACCGCTTCATCGCGTTGTCTTTCGGCTTCTCGCATTTTATACGTAAGTTTATCAATACGTTTTTGTACCGAATCAGTTATTTCGTCTAACTCGTCTTTTGCAGGAACAGCAGGTTCTTCAAAGGTAACTTCCCCTTTAATTGAATCATCAACGTCTGCTGCGTGTATATCAACTTCCCCTTCGGGAAGAACTAGTTCAATATCTTCATTTTGCATGAGTATTCCTCAAGAATGTTATGATAAAATTGCTTCGGGATTATCGATACAAGCTAAAATCTCATCATCATTTAAAAGACGCATATCGCCACCTTCTATTTGAAAACGAGCACCAGCATATCGGCCGAAGATTACCCAATCGCCTTCCTTACACCAAGCTCCCTCAGGGAACTTATGTGGGTCACTATACGCATCAGGTCCTACCGAAACAACATATCCCACAACAGTTGAAAGTTTTTCTTTGTCAACTGTTGATTTAGATAAGTGGATACCACCTTTAGTTACAGCGGAGTGCGTGAAGGGTAATATTAAAATACGATACCCTGTCGGACGGGGCAACGATTCAGCATGAGAACTCAAGTTCTCAGGGGTTATTACATTTTCAGGTGCTTTCGGGGGAGCGGCATCACTTCCAAAAAACGGCAATACTCGGTCCGGAACGTGTTTGCTTTTTTCGACTGTATCAGTCATTTGCATTCTCCATATTAGAATGTAGGGTTTGGATCTCCTGTTCACAGAAACTCAAACCTGCGATTTCACCAACTATCCTTTGATATTGTGGAAAGTCCTCAATACTTCCGGATGCCAGCGTGTGCGTAAGAGCTTCTTTTCTCTCACGATATTTACGGAGCAGATGCTCCGTAGCTAAGATATAGTCCATTTATGAAACTGATCTATACCAAAGAAGTCCTTTAGTTTGCCCGTTTGCTCCCCTAACTTTTGCTTTTTCAGGAGTGTCTAAACAAACCCCTGCAGTAACAGACTCTGTTCGAGTGGTATCAGTCATAGATGACTTACTCGGCGCCGATCGGTTAGACTGCTTAGAGGGGGATGGGAAACTCTTCATTTTGTCGTAATACTCGCGCATTATTTTTCTCCGTTAGGGGTTCTACTTTCCCGAACTGTTTTAACTAGTTCAGTGTAGTTCTTTTCTGAAGACGCTTTTGCTTTTTGCTCAAGCGCCTGTAGCTCTATTGCCGACTTAGTATCCTGTACTCTTAAATCAGCATCTATCTTCTCACGCTTGACCTGTGCGTCTAGTTGAGCCTTCATTGCCGCAAGTTCTGCATCTCTCGCATCATCTTCTGCTTTTTGTGCTAACTGAGCTTGTTCATGCTGAAGTTGTGCTTCGAACATCTGACGTTGTGGGTCTTGCTGTGCTGCTGCTTGAGCTTGTGCCATCGCTTGCGCTTGACCCGTAACTTGCTGTGTTGCCTGTGCCGCCATCATAGCAATTTGGTTCATTAACTCAGGAGGCATTTGACCATCTTCCAAACTAGGTAGTGGCTGACCCATCGCTTGCTCTATTTGCTGTCTATAAAGCATAGACTGATGTTCTTGGATATTAGCGCCAATCGCTTGAGCCGCCACAGGGTTTTGCTGAACCATCGGATTTTGCATAAATGCGGCATGAGCCGCTATATAAGCCTCATGGTTCTGAAACGGATACGCTTTTATCGGATTGCCTGTTAAAGCCGCCTGCTGTTCACTAATCGGGTCTCGAGGGAGAACTTCCTCCTCAGGGGGCAATAATGCGTCAATATCCTTAATATTCAACGCAATGTACATTTTTCGGTAAGATTCGCGTAAATCATGCAATTCTGGGGCTGATTGAGCCATTTGTAGCTGTGTTTGGGCTAAAGTGATTCTTTGCGTCATACTAAAGATATTTGGATCACTTACGGGAATAACGTCTACAGAACTGTCAAAATCGGTCTTAAATACGTTTTGTGACGCACCTTGGACCTGATATGGGTATTCCTGCGGTAAAAACTCACCAAACACTCTTTTTAGTATCTTAAACTCAGTTCTTTGAGCGTAATGCAGTCTTTTATGGATTGCGGACATAACTCGCTGTCCTTTCTCCATTAACGCTACTGTTGTTCCAACCGGAGCCTCAGAGTTGCCATCTCCCGTAGGACTTTCTACAGTAGCCGCAAATCGCTTGCCGGAGTCAACTAAAGCACCCAACAGGTTGGTTAAAGTGCTGCTCGGCTCTTTATACGGTAATGGCAAGAACGCATCCTGCAATCGACCTCCTGGAGCGTCAACATCTCGCCACTCTCCAGGCTGTAACGGGTCATCATGCCGTTGAATATTCAATCCACGTGCTTTAAATCCTGCAGGAAGGTTAGCTAGTGTTCCCGCGTCAATCAATTGACGTAAAATTGCAGTAACTGATTTAGTCAGACCGCCCATCATGTGAATTAAGCCAAAACCATAGAAACCCAATCCTGGAAGAAACTTATAATGCGTGAAATGTTCGATTTTCTTGCGCATTGGGTCGTTTTCGTTGTAATTTGGCCTAATTGCGAGGATTTTGTTGTTGTCTCTGCAAATAGTCACTACATACGGAAGGGCTACCCCTGTTTCTTCGTCATTTTCGTCTAAATCTTCGTGACCTGCTAAATCTAGGTCCACGTGCATCTCTAATAGGGTGTATTCTTCGTCACTTATTGTTCTAGTTAAGCCTTGTAGCTCGTCCAACTTGGCAGTAACTTCAGAAGTCTCTATACCACTTCCAGGAGTCATCATGTCGATGTCTTTATAGAACCCCGAACGCTGTAGTTTACGTACTTCGTTCTCATTCATGTGAATAACATGAGTGATTCTAGGCGAAGTCAGTAAATCTACGGCATAGTAAGGAACAACTAAGTCTTCCGACTTAACAAAACGTGCAACAGCACGTCCAACTGCGGGATCGTAATAAACTTTCTTGAAGGCTGAACCAGATAACGGAAGATAAAACAGAAGTTGGTCCATTTCTGGATCATATTCTTCCATTTTGTACGTAATTTGGTAATTCATGAAGTTTTTGACGCGATTAGCTTTTTCTAGCTTGCTATCATCGGTCATACCCAACACTTCAGTGTCTACGGGACCACCTGCGGGTAACATTTCTTTATATGCCTGTGCTTGAAACTGTGTTACGGCTTCTGCAAGAATAGGGTGGTGGACGCCAGAGGCTCCAACAAAAGGCTGTGTTCTAGTAGTTGAATTAATTCCTAATAGTTCTAAGCCTTCGACATAGGTTGTAAACCAATCTGTTCTAGAATCGAGGTCTTCCTCAAAAGAACTGACTAACTCACTCGCTATTGTACCTAGTTCTCTCTCGTCTAGAGCTTCTGCTAGGTTTTCCCCAAACTTCGACGGTATTTCCTCAGGCATATCACTGCCTCGGATTATCGAACCATCGGGCTGAACAAAAAGATCCGTTTCTTCTGCGGGTTGTTGCATGATTTCCAACTCTATCTCTTCTTCAGAGTTAGGAACAGCAGACAACATTTGTTTTTCAATAGCCATATTGATAAATCATAGTATGATTCTGATTAATAATAAACCCTTTGTCCACCATAATACTCTTCTTCTTCGAAATAGTCACTGGTTAATTGCAAAAAGCCGCCTTCTCTGAACCGAGCCAACGCTAATGTTGTGGCATCCACTAAATCATCATTCTCGCCTGACGGGAAATCAGACACTTCTTCCATAAGTTCTTCACCAAAACGATTATCAGGAACCCAAACGCGCCCGTCTTGGAAAATAGGGGATACTGAGTTTAATCTAGCAATCTTGTCCTGACCTTTTCCTGGAGAAAAAGTGTTTACAGGAATACCAACTCTACGCAATTCCTGCACTAACGGAATTCCCGAAGCCTTGGCTTCAATAATAACAACATCAGGACTCCAAAACTCATACAACCTTAATGCTTCTGCCTTTAACTCAGGGAAATCAAAACGTTCTTTAATACAATCTATTAAAATCAGATGCGCCTCATTGCCATGATACACCTCTCCGTTTATTTTACCCTCAGGGTAGAAAACACCCCATGTTGTTATAGCAGTAAAGTCAGCTCTTTCGCTTTTTAAGAACGCTGTATCATAAGACTGTATTAAATAATC